TGGCTTCCAAGCTCGGCTGGCGCTAAGCCATGGGCGACACCACAACCAACACCGCCACGGCCACCGGCGAGACGGTCACGGTTGTGGTGCAGCTTGAACCCGCACCGCCCAACGAAGAGCGCATGGCCGACCTCTTGGCGCTCTTCGGGCTGGTCATCCTGGCCTGCGTTTCGGTGTGGGGCGCAAAACAGTTGCTGAACCTGTTCAGCATCAACCCCGACAACGACTAACCCATGCGCAAAAATGCCAAGCTCTATCGAAATGCTCTTCGCGGGCTCCTTGCTGCTCTTGCTGTGGGTGGCTTTCAAGTAGCCCATGCCGCATACACAAACGCCACACCTCCGCCCAATTACAAGGCTGCGGTTGGTACGGCTCAGGCTACTTACGCGGCTGCCGCTAACGATCGAACCCTGCAAAATTTCATTCGGCAAGTCGGCGGCGCTACGGTTACGGCTGGCGGGCAGGCGGTAAAGATGACCGTTGGCTACAAGCTCGGCCATGCTGCTGGGCGTGTTGCAGCCGCTGTTGTGTATGCCCATCCAGGCGTTCGTACTGCCGTTGGTATAGCTGCATGGATTGCAGGCGCTTATATCTGGGATCAGGCCACCGGCAAATGGACGCGACTTGATACTAATCAAGCCCCGTCAACTGGTTATCTTTATAAATCCACCTCTCGCCCAGAATCTGACCCATGGCATTCCACCCCACAGTTTGCCTGTCAAGCTGAGCTGGCCGCTCGTAGTCCCAGCTTTACCAGTCCCAACTCTATTTCGCTGATGTCTTTCGACGAAACTTCATGCCTTTTTGCAATGAGGCATGAGGTGTGGGGCGATAACGGCTTTCAAAGCGTGACATTACAGAAAAAGCCTTCTAACTGTCCCGCCGGTTCTTATGAAACCCCAGCCGGGTGCAGTCCTACGCCGCCACCCAATACGGTCACAGAGGAAGAATTTGTAAATGATTTGGCAAATAAGCCAATGCCTAGCACTGTTCCCAAGGAACTCCCCAGTCCTACGCATTTGCCGGTCGAGTCTCCAAGCCCGATTTTGAACCCAACGGAGGGCGACAACCCCACGCCAAGCCCTATGCGTGTTCCAACGGGTGACCCCATTCCAATCCCTAACACGAACCCGCAGCAGTATCGACAGCCATACGTCGACATTGTTCCTTCGCCTACCGTTGATAACCCATGGCGGGTTGATGTGAAACCGGGTGAAACCACATCTACTAATCCAAATCCGGTTGAAAACCCAGCACCCGATGGACAGGACAAACCAGCCGAAGAGCAGGACAAAAGCCTTTGCGAAAAACACCCGGACATATTGGCCTGCTCAAAGCCTGAACTAGACGTCCCTGACGGTGAAATCCCCAAGGCAACCAAACAAATCACCTACGCGGAAGAGGGCGGCTTCGGCGGTGGCTCATGCCCGTCCAACGTGTATGCAAACCTGCACGGCAAACAAACGATGGTGTATGAGTGGACGCGCACCTGTAGCGTGGTTTCGACCTACATCCGGCCAATCATTCTCCTGCTCGGGGCCATGGGCGCTCTGTTCATTCTCATTCCGGGGCGTGACTCATGAAAATAGGCACATGGCTGCTGGCCCTCGTCCAGCCCTTCATTGCCCGAATCCTCACGGCTTTGGGCTTCTCGCTCGTCACCATCGCAGGCATGGAAGTGGTAATCGACCAGCTCAAGCAGGCGGTCATTTCAGGCGTCAACAGCATGCCTTCAGACATGCTGAACATCTTCCTTCTGGCTGGCGGTGGTAAGGCTCTCGGGATGATTCTCGGGGCCATCGCTACAAAGCTGGTGCTGTGGCAAATCCAGAGCGCTACGCGCCTTCTCGGCGTCAATCCGGGGTAACGCATGATTACCATCATCACCGGCACCCCAGGCGCGGGCAAAACCCTTTACACCATCGAAAAGCTTCTTCAGCCGCTGGTGGGAACCAGCATCACCTACACGAACGACGCGGGGCAAGAGGTCACCGCGCCCCGCACCATCTACACCAACATAAACGGCCTGTTGCTGGATCACGAAAAGATCGACGGTGGCGACAATCAGGGCTTGCGCGACTGGCACCAGTGGGCCAAACCTGGTGCCGTGATTGTGTTCGACGAAGTGCAACGCCACTGGCAACCCAGAGCCAATGGCAGCAAGGTACCCGACGACATACAGGCGCTGGAAACGCACCGGCACATGGGCGTGGACTTCATCATCATCACGCAAAACGTCATGCTGGTGGACCGCAACATCCACGCCCTCGCAGGCCGACACCTGCACGTGCGCCGCATCGCTAACATGCCCATGGCAATCGTGTACGAGTGGGATCACGTGAGCCGGGGCCTTCTGTATGCCAAGAGCCTGACAAAAAGCCCATGGCGCTACAGTAAAAAGGTGTTCAAGCTCTACAAGAGTGCAGAGGTTCACACCAAACAGCCGCGCAAGGTTCCCGGCCTCGTCTGGTTCCTCCTGGCGGCAGTCGTCGGCGTGGGTGTCCTTGCCCCCACGACATACGCCCGATTGACCGACCGAATCAACGGTGGCAAACCCGCTGAGCACGCCAGCACCACTCCCGCAAGCGCTATCGGCGCAAAGCCTGCCGCAGCACCAGCAGCCCCAGCATCAGCGCCAGCAGCCCCAGCGCCAGTTGCTGCCGCCTCTGCGCCTGTCTTTGCCGGGTGCATTTCCACCCGCGAAAGGTGCGAGTGTTTCGACACACAAGGCCAGAAAATGAGCGTCGATGTAGCGGCCTGCGTAGTCAACATGCAGCCTTCGTCTTACGTCCTGGCGGGCGGCACCTTCCCTGAACCCGTACCACTGCCGCCCCCGCCATCACCGCCGCAGTTCGTGCCCCACTACAACGACGGTCTTACCTTTGCCGACATTCGGCAGGCAATGCGCCAGCCCTAGCGCTCACGCCGGAACGATTTCGGCGTGTAGACCGTTTGCACCGGCTTGAATGCGGCCTGAGCCTTGGCAGATCGAAGAAGAGGGCGGCTTCGCCTGCGCACCATGCGCGACACAAGACCAACGGCCAAAAACAATGCCAGCACCACCGCCGCGCTGGCTATCCAAGGGTGAGAAGCGGCCCACGCCGCCAAAGCTGCAAAGTTCATGGCGTGACTGTAGCGCCATCACTTTCTGAGAGACAAACCGGGGGCCCCAAAGTGGCGAATAGCCACGCGCCGCAGGCTTGGGGGCTGGGGTATGGGGCTGCAAGGCCCCATGTTCATCCGTAGTGCACCCCGTACCCCTTGCCATACAGTGGGCCTTGTATTAGTAAATTTCTATTACCGGCCTCAAAAATAGATCTGATTTTGTCCTGGCCAACACCTCTTTGATAGTTCCCGGCTATTGGGTGAGGCCATCAGGCCGGGGGCAGCGCCCCGCGAGAAGGATCGTTAGTGCGTATGCATTGAGACGATCTGGCAGCACTGGAACACACAAAGCGAATGAGCGGCCCCGCCGTGCAAGTGCCTCGCCCCCCACGCGCAATGCCCATCCCCGCCGCACAAGTGACGCGCCCCCCACGCGCAGTGTGCGGCCCCGAGACCTAGTCAAAGCGGGCAAGCGCAGCGCCGCACGCTGCCGACCAGGTCGAATGCCGCACCCCGAGCATGGGTGCGCGTCCCCGCCGTGCAAGTGATGCGCCCCGAGCATGGGTGCATGGCCCCGCCGCACAAGTGCCGAACCCCGAGCGTTAGCGGGGGCCGGGGGTGGCTGATTGGCTCAACCTCCGGCCAGAGCCTGCTTTTTTGCTTGCAAAAAACTCGCCCAGCTACTGCTTATGATTCAGCGCAAATTTCAAAGGGAGAACCATGGCTTCGGACAATCGGGACTGGTACCGCGACTGGTGGCGAAAAAAAACCGGCTACGTTGAACGGGCCGGTTTCAGAATGTCGGAGGCTGACAGGCTCAAAGCAAAGCGTGCAGCCGAGTGGCGGTCTGTCTTCATCAGGTTTGGAACACTGGCGGCAATCGTCGTAGCGCTGATCGTCGCAAAGCGCCTGCTGTACTGACCAACACGGCATAAGTGATACGCATGATAACTTCGGATGCTATCGAGTAGATACGATGTATAGGGCGTTTATCACGCTTGCTATTTATCGCTATCGATTCTGTAGCGTATTGCAGCACGTTTTTGTAAGAAAAACCCAACACTGCCGCCCCTCCAGCGGCTTGAGCCTTTCCCAATATCTCACGTAGAACGGCCTCGCGTCGTGTTCCTTTGGCGCTTTCTATGATCGCGTCGATTGCCGCTTCTCTCGCATCTTCACCGGCTATATCTGCAAGCTCTGCCGCTGTGGCTGGGCTAATGGCTCGTTTTCCTGCCTTCATCAGCGAGATGTTCGGCGCTGGAATTTCAAGCCTCTCTGCCAGCGCTTTGTACCCCCCGCACACCTTGGCCGCTTTGTCAATTAGGTCTTTCCCTGTAGTCATTTATCTCTCCTGATAGGTCACACTGCCTGCACATATCGTTTTTGATATGCAAACAGGAGTGATACAAATGATTCAAGTATCGGTGACATCGACCGAAGTGCGCAACCAAAGCGGCACAGCCAAAGCATCTGGCAAATCCTACTCCCTGAACTTTCAAACCGTGTGGTTCCACACCTTTGACCGTCAAGGCGTCAAAAACCCGTACCCCGAGAAAGCCGAAATCATTCTGGAAAAGGACGCGCAAGGTGCGGCTTTGTTCTATCCGGTGGGAGAGTACACCCTCTCGCCTCAATCGGTCTACGTTGACCGCAGCGGCAATCTGGCAATCGCTCCGCGACTGGTGCCACTGAAAGCCGCCACACCCCGCCCAGCCACCGCCACGGCCTAAGCCATGCAGCAGGCAATGCACGCCGCGCGCCTTGTGGCCGCGCAGTCTGCCTTGTTGGCCCTGCTCATTGAGCAGCAGGGCGACAACATCGAAAACGTGGACGGAGTAACCGCCACGCTCGCATTTGATGGCGAATCGACCGGACTTGATGTGATTTACACCTCCAACGGTCGGCCAGTGGCAGGCGAGGGCGCATGAGCACCCAAGCCCGCCGCCTGTTGCAGCTTCGCTATTGGCTTGAAGCCATGGAAGCATTGCCCCCCGGCGCATTTCGCGACCGGGAAATCTACGTCACCGAGCCCAAGCTTCGCGGCTGGGCTCAGTACGTGATCGAGTGCGGGACAGCGGCATGATCGTTCGTCCCACTCCAGCAATGGCCCACGCCGCCAAGGTGGCGCACGCTCGTTCGTGCGCTCGCTTCGCGCAGCAGTGGGCGCAACAGGAGGCGCGCAGCGCCTCCGGGCTTGTCTCAGTATCAACAAGTTGCAAGGGCCTTCCGGTTGTTGTCGCA